GGTAGGTCCCGCTGCTTTTGGCAGCTCTCCACTTTTTGTGAGTGCTGGAGCATACACTCTGGTATCTCTCGAGGGCTGTCATATAGACATCGTACCACTTACCGATAGGGCGTTTTATTTGTTGAAGAAATCCGAACTGGAAAGTATTCTCAGATAAGATTCTTGACAAAGGGGGCAAATAAACAAAAAGTACCGTCTTGACCCAACGGGAACCACGATAATAACTTATGAAACAATCGAATCCAAGGCTAAACATTTCCATGCTTAGTCTATGGGCGAGTGTCCGTAAGGTGTTATCCTGAATCCGAGCAAGTTTTGACTTGCAAGGACTTGGCCACGATGAGAAGTATCTAGACCTTTGCCATCGCCTCGAATCCTTGCAAAAGGACCGGGGTAGCGAGTTTTCAATGCTTTATGCAAAGAAGCTTCGCGGAGCGTTGTTGAATTACTTATCAGGTAATCCAGCGCGCTTTGATGGTATAAGGTATACTAGAGACGGTATACCCTTAGCTCTAGGGTTCCTAAGTGACGAGTTGCGTAAAGGAGAAATTCCAGCTGCAAAGCTGCAGTTTCTCAATACTATACTCTATGCACCTCGGAGCCTGAAACTCGGTAAAGAGCCTGATTTCACACCGGTATCTGCAGCCCCAAACTTTCGTCGGGGTATAGCTAATATCGCTATGTGGTCTGGTTCTTTCTGAGCTGAACTAGGGTACTTCGCCACTGGGGACGTTCCGAAATCAGCACGTTGGCGTCAATTCCATTTCACGACTAAAAGTGGCCCTAACGGGCACGCTCTTAAATCGTTTGTGGATGACTTAGAGTCACTTCCAGACAGTCTCATTAAATCTTTAAAGACTGTCGGTGGTTCTGAGTTCACCAATGTTCTGGAAACTTTGCTTAGCGGGATAAATGTATTCCGAGGTTTTAATTTGTTTCAAAAACCTGCGCTGAATATGTGAATCCGTAAGCTAACTTATTTTCCAGATAAGGAGTTGAAAGTGAGGGTTATAGCACAACTTGACTATTTTAGTCAAACCGTTCTAAAACCTCTTCATGAGTATCTCTTTGCTGTGTTACGGAAAATACCCCAAGACCAAACTTACGATCAAGGGGGGTTTAGGAAAGCGCTTGAAGGCGCGGAGATTTATTATAGCATAGACTTGTCTAATGCTACTGATAGATTTCCGATTGACCTGATTGCGCAAGTA